GCTGATCAGATTTAGGTTTGCCATGTTATTTTGCCAGGAGCTCGGGCGTGGCGATGTCCAGAAGGACGAAGAACTCGGCACCGTTGTTGGAACTCCAGTCGCCAGTGCTAAGTGCGAGCGAACACGTCACGCTTGTGTCGATCTCCTTGCCGTTGGTGACCAATGGCAGTGCGGCGTAAATCGCATTGAGGTCAGTGGCAAGCGCGTAGTCGGACCCAGACCAACTGTAATAATTGGTGGTGGTAGCGGGATTGCCTCCGGTCCCTCCTTCGAGGGCGTCAGTCCCTGCGGTCCATGTCACTCCGCTTCCGGTCAACACCGTCACAAACCCGCATCGACACTCCCCAGAAATAGCAATGAGTTCGCTCGCCCCAACGCCCTTGGCTTGTTGCTCTGTTGCATAATCGTAAGTGCCCCAGTCAACGTAGGTCGTTCCATCTGCATCCACGCTCAGTGCCGCGACACCCCATAGGTCCGCTGCAATCTCCCGCACCGCGAGCGTGTCAAAATTCGTGTTTGCCGCAAGCGTGTGAAGATAACCATCAACCGAAAAGTCGATTGCGCTCGCATTCAGCACATCAAAATTTGTATCGATAGCGAACGCCGGGTTTGAAAATGGACGGCTGTAATCTTCGAGGGTCAGCGTATTGACTGCGCTGGTCCCGGTATAGTTCGCTGTGGCAACGATCCCAGGTCCAGGCGCACCCAGTCCGCTGATTTGGGTTTCCGCGATGAACTCGTCGGTTGCCCCCGTGTCGCCGACCTGCGCCTGAATCACTCCATCGGCAAGGATGTTGTCAGGGACCAAAATCAGCGCCGACCGCAGCATTGCGTTGTCGCCCGTGAAGAGAGTAAGTGTCTGGGTTGCGTTGCCCGAAATCTCGTTGAATGAGTCGAGGTCAATTCGCGAAACGTGCGTGAAGCCGCGCCCGGTCGAGTCGTTTGAAAGTTGTGCCATGACGAAAGTTGAAAAGGGGTAAAATCAGGGGGAGCAGTCAGCCGCAATCAGGGCCGACCACTCCCCCCTCGTTGGTTGGTTAGGTTGCAAACCGGCCAAGGTCCACAATGCGCAGACCGACCACAATCTCACCAGCGGTGGCCGACGCGATAGCCGCGTCCGTCACTTCCAGCACGATGTCGGTGGCCGTGGCAACAGGCTTCACGGCCTGGGTGTAGCCAGTCGTAAATGCGTCGCCCGTGTTAAAAACGGGAACCGTCATGGCATCAACGTCCAGTGCGTCGATGAACTCGTCAGGATCTCCCGTGGTGGTTCCCACGTCAATAACAAGTGACGTGGTGCCGGCGAATGCCGTGGACTCAAGAACTCCGACCAACTCAACCGCACCACCCGCAGGGATGGACGCAATCGTAGTTTGGCCGCCGTTGCCGACTGCTTGGAGGTCTTCGTATGTCAGAACCGAAACGTGAGTGAAATCACCCCGCGCTTCGTTGTTAGCAAGAATAGACATGATGTGTGTGTTTCTTGGGTTGGGTTAGTTACACAATCTTGGCGTGCGCCAAGGGCGATCCGAGATTGAGCGTTGCGATCACATCGCAGAACCCGCGCTCACCACCGCCCTGGTTTTCCAGGCGGGTGTTCCCCATGGGAACAAGCGTGTCAACGCCGTAGTGGGCCGTGTTCAGGATGTAGCCGCGATCTGTGGCCGGCATACACTTCGGGTTGCCGGTGACAAGCGAAATGATGCCGTGGTCGGAGTCGTAAAGATTGACCGCGAAGGTAATCTTCTTGGCATCCGCGCCCTGCGTCACCTGGTAGGGTGTCGCCGTGGTCGATCCTTCGGAGCGGGTGAATCCGCTGATGGTCCGACGAAGAGCGGTAGCAAACACGCCGGTCAGGCGGTTCACTTCGCCGTTCTCGTTGTAAACGGAGTCAATCAACGAATTGAACTGGGTTTCAGTGATGCCCGTTCCGTTGGTGTCGATGGACGCAGAAGGCGTGCGGTAGTCAGACGGCACGTCAGCAGGACCGGCAGAGTCGAGCCAGTCGCCAAGCCCGCGCATCACCTGCGCGTCGGCATCGGATCCAGCCACTCGGTCGTTGTCTGAGGCAATGCAAGCCTCGAGGTCACGCTTCAGCTCTCGCTGCGCCTTAACCTCGGCCTGTGCAACCCCGGCGGGGCCAACTGATCGGACGGCCTCCTGCTCAACGGAAACCTTCCAAGAGCGGAGTTTGCGCTGCACTCGGTTTCCGAGTCGGGCGCGGTTGGCGAACTTGTCGTCAAACGCAGAAACATCGGAACCCTCGAGCACTCCCGACGTGTCGGGGTCGGCAAGGCTATCAACGGTCCACTCGTGGAGCATTCCATCGGCTTTCCCCTTCTTTGCCATCGACAAAATCGGGGTTTCTTCTGGGGCGAGGATCGTCAACTCGTTGGTCAGCGATTCGCGGTTTGAGACAGCAGAACCAGGGTTGGTCGTGTCGTAAGTATTACTAAAGGACATAGTTACAGGTTGTTTTGGTGTTTAAAAGTCCGAAGTGCGACCAAGGCGTCTTGACTTCCAGAATTCTCGTAGGCTTGTTGAAGTTCGGCGGCCTTTTTCTCGATTGAGCTTTTGTTCTCTCTCGGTGCTGCTGACGCGCCCTTTGGCGATCCTGGCGGCTTTGGCTTTATCGCTGACAAATCAGGCGCTTTCACGTCGGCCACGGGCTTTTTCTTGTCCATGGACATCCGCGAATTAACAGCGTGGGCGAGCATGTATTTGACCGTGGGATCCATCGCAATGATGGACTCATATCTCGGGTCGCCTACGATGGATGCCAAGGCTTTTGCCTCTGCCGACTCTGGGTCGGCCATCCATGCCAATTCTCCCTCGGCTTGCTGGTCAAGTTGGACTTCCGTGGTCTTACGCTGGGCGACCTCTTCAATTTCCCGGTAGCGAGCCGGCAGGAATGTCTCTTTGTTCTCTCGAGCTTGCCTTAGTGCTGTCTTGACTTCCTTTTTCGTGTAGCTGGTTTCTCCCTCGTGGTGGATGATTTCGTCGTTGTTAGCGTCGTCGTTGTCATCCAACACATTGTCGGCCCATTTGATGAATCCCGTTATTTTCGAGAATTCGCCTTGTAGGTCTTCGGTCGTCTCCAGCTCGCGAAACGGGTTGTCTTCCGGCTTCGGTGCGGACTCCGCAAAGGGGTCCGCTTTTTCCGCCGCCTGATTCGCCTGAATCGTTTGAAGCTGATCCCTGAGCTTGCCACTCTCCTCCTCGGCCTCCTTGCGCTTTCGCACAAGCTGCCCGATTCGTTTCGCAAGCCGACTCTGAGGATTCGCCTCAATAAATTCGCGCTCGTCGTCATCTATGTCGAGCCCCGCGAATTCGTCTTCAACATCCTCGGCGGCTTCTGCTGGTGCGGGTTCGGCGCTTGGGACTTCTTCCGGCGCCTCCTCCAAATCCGGCTCTGCCGCCTCTGGTTGTTCTTGTTTCTTCTCTTGTGCCGCGATCCTCTGAGCAACCGCCTCAAGCGGTCCCAAATTCTGCGGAGCAAGGTTTCCCGCGCTCTGTTCTTCCGACGACTGCGCGTTGTCGCCTGTGTCTTGGTCTTCCATACTGTCCCGAAGCTTTACGCCGCCTCGCCTGCGTTATCTGAAAAGAATTTTAGCATCCCTGTCCAAACTGCCCGCCCACTGGCGGCGCGTGCTCCTCAAAGTCGTCGAGTATCTCGCAAATCACCGACAACGCACCCGCATATTTGCGCAGGGCACAGTCGTCGGCCTGGTCTAAGTCTCGAACAATGGCATTTTTGCGATCCTCCAACTCCGCAATCAGGAACTTCCCCTGGTCGGTCAAACCTAAATACCTGTATGCGTCTGCTTTTTCTATTGCCATGGTTATTCAACGCCTTGGAATGTCGCCGGCGTGTTGCCCAGCTTGCCGATTTGCGCGTTCTGCGCCTGCGTCATCTGGAATTGATACTGTTCCGCGTATTTTGTCAGACGCGCCTGAAATGCCTCGTCTCCCTGCAACCGCTCCATCACGTCCGGTTGCTGCGTGTATGCCTCGATGGCCTTGAGCGCGATTTGCTCGCCACCCTGACGCGCACCGACCTCGATGCCCGCGTAAATCTTCGCCAGGTCGTCCGTTACGTCGCCCAAAACGTCCTGTGCGCCGTCCTGCTCGGTCTTGATTATGGCATCCGCCAAAACCGGGTTGATGGCACCAGCGGCTACCTCGATGAGCCCAGCCTGATCCATTTTCCCGAATTTGTCCATCTGCGCAAGCTGGAGCAGCTGGCTGATCTGTTTCTCCACGTTGTCGGGATCGTTGTTCAGAACGTCATACGACACCGTGAGGTCCAAATCCTCGCTAAACATCCCCTTCTGCATGGCCATGTCATCGGGGTAGCCGGTGACGCGGAACTGGAGCTTCTCAGGGCCGTAGCGTTGATATGCCTTGTAGGACATAATCAGCACCTTTGAAAAGTGCTCGAGGAACTTGTCCACGTAAAACTGCTTTTTGGCCGACGAATCAGGGTCTTCAGGATCCAGGCCCACCACTCGGTCGCTTTGCTGCAATAGCGTGTTCTCAATCTCCATCGAGCCGGCATCAAATTGAGGCGTTGGGCCAAAACGGACCTCGCCCTCGCGCCGCTCTGGAATGAATCGCCCAGGGCCGTAGTCTTTTGGCCGGCGACCTTGCGGGTGCATGATCGGGGGAAGCGTCGCCATTGATGCCCTGTCAATGCGCTGGTCACGCTCGATTTTCACCTGGTTCTGAGTCCCTCTAAACAGGTCCGCAAAGTTTCGCAAGTCGTAAAGACGCTTTTGGTCCTCAGTCAACCGCGTAACCACGAATGGATACTCGTCCAGACCAGACAGCAACTCGTGCTTCCCGTGAATAGGCGCACCGTGCTCGTTTGTGTCGGCGGTCGGGTAAAACACAGTGCAGTATATCCCCTCGCTGCCGTCCTCCTCGTCAATCAGGCGCTGGTAGCCGTAAACCACCTCGATTAGATCCGTTTCCCGCCCCATACTCCGACCCTGCGGGCTTTGCTGCCGCGCCGAGTAGTCTCGGTCAACTTGGGACGTGTCCACTCCACGCAAATGCTCAATACCAAAATCCACCCAGTCCCGGTTCCACTCCTTGGTCGCCGCCGCCTGCTCTAGCTGCTGCGATGTCATAAATACCCGCCAAAAAACATACGGCGATTGCTGCGGGTCGATGCACCAGGACGGAAAAAACACATCCGCGTCAGGGGCGCAGGCAGTCGTGGTCGGTCGGTTGATCGTCTGCTTACTAAACGGCACCTCTGCCGTTCCCCTCGTCCGCAACTGACGCACCACGCGCCTCGCCCGCCCCGTCTTCATTGCGGGAAATGTCTGCTGCAACATCGCCGCCAATTCCGGCTCGTTCGCCTCGTCCTGAAAGAGCGCCGCAAACTCGGGCGACGCCTGGGCAATCTCGTCCAGCGTCAACGTCTTCAAAAACGTGCGGTCGGCAAACTCCCAGCCAACGTGCGTGATCATCAAACCCTTCTCAAGCCAGTAGTTCGCACTGCGCTCGGCTGATGCGTAAAAGTCTGCGATGTAGTTTGAACGCATCCACTTCAGGAATGCCGACAGCACCCTGGCCGACCTGGCATCGCCCACCTCAACCGGGTATGCCCGAATGTTCGCCCGCTTCAGCGAACCCATCAAAATCGACACATAGGCGTTGATCTTCTCGTTGACCGTGTGGGCCTCCGTGTCACTGGCACCCTCCCACGGGAACGGGTCGGCCCCGTGCTTCCGCATGTCGGGTGACTTCCCATTCCAAAGGTTTCGGCGGTCGTTGTATGCCTGCGATGTCTGCTGGAAGTAGAACGACAATTCGTTCACCGCCTCATCGTAGGCAGACCTCAACGTCCCTACGTCCGGTCCTGTTGCGTATCTGAGGCTTCGGTCAGTTTCTTCCTGCATTTTTTCAAAGCGAGTTTAGCACGACTGTCCAATGTCTGGTGATTCTGGCTTGTGGCAATCCCCAGTTCGCGCACACCCATCGCCCTCTCCCCGTGGCGGATTTGGTATTGCAAGCGATTCCAGACGCGTAGACGCTCCAGATCAACTGATTGAGAGCATTTCATGTTGGTAAGAAGTTCCTCCGTTCACGTCCGTCACCACCTCAACGCGGATCGGCTTGCCCAGCAACTGCTCCGCGCTCAATCGACGCGGGATCCGCACAGCCTTCATGTTGCCGTCCCCGCCAACCTCCGCGCACATCACAAACATCTTGTTTTTTGCGGGCCGACGCACAATCATTTCCGTAAAACGCTGCGCACAACGAATGTCCACTTCCGCAATCCGCAAGCGTAACTGGCCAGATGGACGAATCCAAATTGCCGTCCCCTCCTTATACCAATCCGAGTCCAAAAGCAACGTGTCGCGCACGCGCTTAATCTCAACCGGCTTCCAGTGAGATTCAAATAGTTCCGATTGCCTGATGGCTCCTTGCTCGCTCATTGTTTCTGTAAAGTTCTAACATATCCGACGCAAATTGTCAATAGCCGCCAGCACCCTGGCGCGTAGTCTCCCGCCCCGATTCCGAAACATGATCCAAATCAGAAACCGCACCATACCTCAAAACGTCAATCGGATCCTTCCACGCCTCGTTTTTGCCCTCGTCGCCCGTATATTCGCCCAACGCACCAATTATGTTCCCGCACTTCTCCGATACGTAAAACCGTGGCCGATTCAGCCCGTCCAACGGCTTGGACTCGTCGTAGCTCATCAAGCCCATCAGGGATGATAAACCAT